GAAGCGTACAGGTCGCGTCCGCGCCGTTGGCAAAAGAGATCGTGCCAGTGGTCTTGAGAGTGCTGAATTTTGCCCCGACTGCCAGCGTCGTGCTTTTGATCGTGACCGTGTTCGTGCCGGTGTTGACCGCAAAGGCGCTCGCCGCCGTTGCATCGACGACCACATTGAGCGCGCCGAGGTCGAGCGTCGTACCCGCTGCCGTGGCAACCTGCGTTGAAGCGGTCGGGAAATTGACGTTCGCGCTTTGGACGTTCCAAAATTTCGCGGCGTCATAAAAATTGTCTAGCGTAGCCACGCTCGTGAGCGCGCCCGCCGCAGATCGGCTCAACGTGACGGCAGAGTCGTTTACCATCGCAGGCTCAACAACCGAGCCACCGATGCCGCGCATTGTGACCTGATAGACAGCGGACAAGCTCTCATAAGCCCGGACGTTCCAAGTCGCCACATCGCCCGCAGCGAAGCGCAGAGTAACGCTCGATTGATTGTCAGGCGAAAAACCCGTCTCAATGTTGTCGATTACCGCCTGCCCGCTGGCATTGGTGACGCCGAGACTTTGCACGGCGGCATTGCTGATCGTCCAAATCACCGCGTCCTGAATTGCCACACCACCAGTCGTTCTCACCGTAGCGGTCAGCTTTTGGGTGACGTACAGCAGCACGGTGCCTAACGAGGCGTCAAATACAACCATCGTCGTCCCGACGGCGCTATTTTTGAAAGTGACGAGCAGCGTTTGCCCCGCTGGCACCGCTTTTGCGATGTCAAGCTCAGACCCCAAAGCGCCCGCGTAGTCCTCGACTGTGAATGAACCCCCGACCCCGGTGCCGTTCGCGAGGCCAACGACACAACGCCACCAGAACACTTCAAGACCCTTAAGAACAGTCGGGCCTTGCAGCATTTGAAAAGTAGGGCCGCGACCAGTGTTGTTGGCGTTGGTGACGTTGATGCCACGGTCACCAATTGTCCTAAGAGCGAAAATTGAAACCGTGCTGCCCGGCTTAAACCAGATAACCATTGAACCGCGACGGCTGTCCGTTACCGGCTTGTTTCGCTGCCCGTCGAAGCCAATGTTCGCAGTTGAGCCGTTGTCAAAAACTATGTCGGCCCAATGATCTATTGTCCCGCTGATCCAATCGAAACGCGCACCGCTTGAAATTGCCAAAAAGCATGTTGCTGGCGCGGGGTTAGTCGCTGGGGATGTTGCCCCGTCGCCGTCGGCGGTGCTTCGCCCGTACTGCCCCTTTTGGTAAATCAGGACTTGGGCGCTAATCCCGTCGGTATATTGCGGTGCGCTTGTCCCGGTGTAATTGACGGTGTTCGTGTAGCGGCAACCCACCACCAAAACGCCACCGCTCCCCACGCGAAGGACTGGTTGCCCTGTGCTGACCGCGTTCTGCCCGATAACCAGTTGTTCATTGTGACCAAGGAGAGTCGAGTTGATCTCTCGCAGACCGCCGATAATCAGCGTTCCGTTGACTTGCAGCTTGACGTTGTCGCCGAGCAGGTAAATCACATAGCCGCTGGAGGCATCCACACTCGTGGTCGTCACGCCAGCAAGGCCGCTCAACCCCGCGAGGCTTGCATCACCCCGTGCCGCAGTGCCAGACTGGCTCGAAACGAACGTGATCGCCGTGCCCTGTGCGCTTTCCAGAACGTCAAAAGTTGTCGCAGTTCTGGCAGCCACCATCCAGTTGCCGTTGTAGCTGGTCGTGCCTGTGATGCGGACGACATTGCCCACGGCATAGGATTGTGTGCAGGTGAACCGCACACCGCCCGCAATCGAAGCAGCCGCCGTGATGGCGATGCCCGCTTCATTGGCCTGCGTGATAATGGAACCGGCGACCGAGAACGTCATGGGCTGTAAGCAATGCTGGTCAGGTCGGAGCCGGTATAGGCAAGGGTTTTCGTCAGATCGATCCCGCCCGGCGTCGAGCCCGACAACACAATCGATGTCAGGTTGCCGCCGGAATAGTTGAGGGTCTTGGTTATGCCGTTCGCATAGGCAATCGACGTTAGATCGCCGCCCGAATAGGTGAGCGCCGCGTTTTCCGCAGACAGGTTTTTCGACACGGTTTCAAACGAGGCATGAAGACTGCCGCCGCCTCCACCGCCTCCGCCGCCGCCCCCGCCGCCACCGGCACCACCGTCCCGAATGATCGCATTGACAGCCTGCGCCACCAGACGCGGCCAATCGGCGCGGTTGTAGGTCTCGGGGATTGTTCTAATCACCGCAACGCCCCCGCCGAAGCCTCAATTACCGCGCCGTTGATGTAAGACCAATCGTTGTCCGCAATCGAAACGCCGACATTGACGAACTTGCCGCGATGCTGAAGCGGGATCCGGCCCGATGCCTGCAAATTCGCTCCCGTGCGGGTTTCCACCGTGTCACCTTGGCGCTGCGCAGTCCGCACCGTGGCCGTAATCCCCGCCACCGCATCCGTATCAGGCCAGATCGCCCGAAACCTTGCGCCCTGCGCGCCAAACATCGGGAATTGTGCCGTCTCCAAGTTAGCCGTGAGCAAGGTCGAGCTTGCCAGCACACCCAAAACGCCAGATTGCACGATATACAGCGCCGGAGCACCGCCCTTGAAGCGCGGATCGTCCAAGCTGACCGTCATCGCGTCAATGTTAGGGAACGCCGCAGAGACCTGCTCTAGCGTTTGGCTGTTCTCAAACCCTGCAAAGATGCCATCGACGCCCAATTCAAGCACCGTGGCGCGGTCTAGCACCCAATTGTAAACCCAGACTTTACCCGGCACGCCGGGAATGGCCCAACAAACCAGCGTGCGCTGCGGATCAACCGCCGCGTAGACGCGCCCGAACTCATCCCCCAAAGCCGCGCGAAACGACTTGTCGAATTTCTCATTCCCGATAGGCCGAACCGCCTGCCCGTCATCAATGGCGATAAACCCACGGTCAGACAGACAGAACACCGTGCGCCCCGCCTTGGCAATTGAACCCTTGGCAGCACATCCGAAGTTAGGCGTAATTTCGTCAAACTGAAACGGCAGGTTTGCGTCACCCGTGAGCGACATACGCACAAGGCGCTGGCGCTGCAAAATCACGCCGAACTCGCCGCCCGCAAGGCCCATGATCTCGCCGCCGGTAAGCATGGGCTGCTCGCCTGCCTGATTGAACCCCAGCGTGTTGCCGGTGTGATCCTCAAACGCGCTCCAACGCACCATAAGCACGTCGCCATTGGCCTGCGCATAGACAACGTGCGGGCCGATAACATCAACGTCAATTGCAGTCGGTGCGCCTGCCAAAGCCGCCGCAGTCCCCGCCGTTAGATTGACTGCTTGCGTTGCCCCGCCGTTAACCGAGATGACAAAATCGCCAAACTGCGCAAAGCGCCAACGGTTTGTCACGGTCAGACCGGAACGCAAGCTTGACCACGCCCCCGCTGAGAGCCGCGAGAGCGTCGTTGCAGTCCCCGCCAGTAGATACGCCGTCCCGTTGGTCGAGATAGCACTGTAGCCCCCTAGAAACGCCGCTGGCAGGGCATTAGACACGGCAGTGAAGGCAGGGACAGCGCGATAACCATTCGGCGCGGGCAAGACGTTCTTTGCGGTCACCAGCCTGTCAGCGCCAACCGGCAATTGATCGGGCAGGAACGCGCCAAACGCCAGAGGCTGCATTAGATGCGCGCCCCGGCAACTTGCGTCACCAGCGCTGGCGTTAGCGGGCTTGCGCCCCAACGCGCCTTGCGGCCCGCTGCATTGATTTGCTCAATAAGCGCCGTGGCGATGCCGAGGTTATCGGTTGCACGGTCGCGGTCGCCCGTCTTGCCAAACAGGATCGCAAGCGTCTGGTGCAGATACAGGTCAGGGTAGTCCCGAAGCAGCCAGTTCGTCGGGTTGTTATCGGTCAAAGGCGTAAGCTTGGCGTAGTAAAGCAGGGTGATGGAAGCATCGCCCACCGGCCCAATCACAAGCCGCATATTCTCGATTGCGTATGCCTGCGGGGTGCCTGAGCGCCCCAGATACAGGTTGCGCAGACCAGCAGGCGACATCGATCGCAGCGGGCTATCCGGCGAGCCTTCCTGATACACCGAGCGCAGCGCAATGAAGTCTGCGGGTAGGTCGGTCGCTTCGCCTGTCACAGCAAGGTCGGTTTCGGTTTCCATCTGCGGCGCGCGGATTTGACGATTGAACATCGCTTCGGCGCGGCCAATGGCCCGGTAAATCTTGTCCAGCGGATACCCGCTGTCATCCATCTCATCCCGAATTTCTTCGATAAGCTGGGTGATGTTGCTGATATAGCTTTCGGGATCGGTGGGGAACGCAATGCTGCTCATAGCTGTATCCTCGCCATCCCCGGAACTAGGTATCTCCAGTCGCTATCCATGAGCTTGCGCATCACACGCTGCGTCATTTCAGGATCGGGCGACCAAATATCCACGCCCTCTTCGACAAGCCATTTCATGCCGACCGACGCGGGGATGTGGCCCACGTGCCAAAGGTCTTTGCCGACCTTGTGGGTGTCAGCGCGCTTGTTCTCTTCGATAACCGCGCCGCCGGACACGTCCTCGTATTTGACTTCGACAGCGTCATCATCAAGCGGGTTGGAGCGGATCGACTTTTTCAGCCCGTTCCAAGATCCGTCATCAATGACTTCCCAAGTCACTCGGCCAGACCCTTGGCCTTCAGGCTTTCGCCGTCCGCAGCGTCAAACGTTGCGCCAACCGGCAGGAACCCACCTTCGCCGTCATGGATCGCGTCGGCGACCTTGACCTTGAGCGCGCCGGTTTGTTCGGCCTTGCGAGGCCGTCCGCGTTTCGGTTCAGTCATGTTGGTTCCTCAAAAGGAATGGGCGGGAACCCGAAAGCCCCCGCCCACATTGCTTAGCTGAGGTCGGCAACCACGCCCGACGCAGCCTGATTGAGGCAGCGCAGCGCGACTTCCGCATACATCCCGCGACGTTCTGCAAGGCCGGTCTTGGCAAGCGGAACAATCTTGAGAGCGTCACCGATGCCCATATCCCAATATTCGGGATCGACAATCAGCGCATCACGGGCCGAAGCGAAGCGGTCAGGCACGAACTGCACCGAACCGAAGTCCGACACGTAAACGTCCGCACCGGCCACGATGGTCAGCTTTTCGTTGCCAGCTTCACGGCGCTGCTGTGCAAGGCCCGCGAACGCAGCAGAAGCCATCTTCTGGGTGCCGTTGGTGATAACCATTTTCGGGTTACCGCCATTGTTCCAGACCGCCTGAAGCACGGTCTTCAGCAGCGTTTCGGTGTAAGCGCGCTGGGTGCCGTTGGTGGCAGCCGCAACGATACCCGCCGAGAAGCCGCCGTTGGAACCCGAACCGCCACGCGACACGTTCGAGGTCAGCCACGCCAGCGCACCGGCAGTCTGGCCAGCCACCGAAGCGGTTGCAGCCACCGAAGCCGAGTTGGCGCAGAAGCGGGTTTCCATGTCGCGGCGAATTTCACGCCCCGCCTTCATGGTTTCACGCGCCAGTTCCGAACGGCGACCAGCCTTGTTCGTCCACTCGACAGTCGAAGAGGCCGAGATGACCTTCTTGAAAATCTGAGTGTGCGTGCCGACGCGGGTGGTGTTCGGGCGGCTTTCGTTGTCCAGATCGTCACCCTGGATGGTGGCGTTGGCACCGTTGGCAGCGACAAGGCTGTCGGTCTGCCATTCGGTGTAGGTGTGGTTAACCGACGAGGTGCCGATGGCGTTCATGAACGGGGTTTCGTCCGGGAACAGTTCGGCAATCTTGTCAGAGAGGTCTTCCCGAACGCCGACACGTGCGACGTTCTGGATGGTATTGGCGGGAACAGCCATGAGGAAAAATCCTTCTAAGGGAGGGTCACCGCTTCACAGCGGGGATGAGTGAAACTTACAGATAACCAGCGCGTTCGAGGTAATCGGCCATTGCGGCAGCCTCAGCGTTGCGGTCTTTGCCGCCCCTGACTGACTTCAACCGCTCGAACGACTTGGCCGTGTTGCCGCGCCTCGTATCACCGTGGGGCGCAGAACCCGGCTTTATCGACTTGAACTTGCCCGTGCTCTTGTCACGGACACGATCATTCGACTTTGCACGAATACGTGCCAACTCTTCGCTGTCAGCCTTCCATTGGGCGGCTTGAGCGAGAGCTTTAAGATCGCCCGCATCCATGTTTTCGGCCAAGTCCGATTGGTCGTAACCCAGATCAGCAGCCACCGAAAAGGCGGTTTTGATATAGGCGTCACGGGTTGCCGGATCGGCAATTTCAGGGATGGTCAAAAGCTGCTGGTCGCGCGCTTGGATGCGTGCTGCCTTGGCTTCGGGCGTCTCGTGTCCGATTGTCGCTACTTGCTGCGCGAATTGGTCGTGCTGGGCTTTGGCGTAATCGTAATTGGCCTTGGCGTGCTGATATGCGCGAATGTCCCCGTAATTAGCGGGGTCAGGCTCGGCGGGGG